GTCTCATTTTCAGGGAGGAACTGAGACAACCTCACCGGCCCGACTGCTTGAGGTAGCGGTACACGCCGGCACGGGAGATGCCGAGCCGGCGGGCCACCTCGCTCGCATTGCGCCCGTTGAACAGGCGCAGCACCTCGCTGGCGAGATGGCGGCGCCTTTCGTGGCGTGCCGTGCGCACCCACTGCTTTTCGGCGCCGAACTCCTCGCGGATCGCGGCCTTGACCTCGGGCGACCGCTCGGCCAGGTCCGGCATCAGCTCCAGCACGTAGTCGAAGATCCGATCGACCAGGTCCTGGTCGGCGAAGCGTTCGCTCAGGACATGGCCACGCGCCGGGGGTGTTTTCGTGGGCGGCATCGGCTACCACGGCCGCCCGAGCGGCTGCGCGGCGTGCGGTCGGCGCGGCAAGGGCGTGGGCATGGGCTCGGGTTGAGGATCAGGGTCTTCAGGCACCGGCGACGGCGCGGCGAACAGGTCGCGAGGCGGCTGCACCGCGGCCAGGAGCTGCTGCCAGCGCCGGTCGGCCCACTGGTGCATGCCCAGCATGTAGGCGGCATGGACTGCGTAGTTGCGGCAGTCCAGCACCTCGTTGCGCGGCCGGCGCTTCACCCAGCGCTCGACGATGCCGGTCGGCGTGCTGACGAGCACGCGCTGCTCGGCGGTGAGCTGCTCGTACCACTCGCGCGGCAACTGGTCGCTGGTGTGCACGTAGCCGCGGCCCTGCACTTCGACGCCGAGCTGGCCGTGCAGCAAGTCCTTCGCCTGCTTGACGCCCACCGTCCACAGCTTGGTGCCGTTGGGCCACTTCTGGCCGCGCCAGGTCACGTCCTGGCTGCTGGCCGAGCCCTTGATGGGCTTCTTCGGATCACCATCGCCACGCACGGCGTACACGGCCATCCGGGTCTGCAGGCGACGCACGAAGTTCAGCACCGCCTGGGTCTGGAAGTTGGCATCCATGCTCACGGCCTCCAGGCCCAGCGTGCCGCCGTGCCAGGCCTGCGGGTACCGGCGCACCAGGTAGGCCTCGATGTCGGCCCAGAACTCATCGGCCAGCGGGTTGCCTTCGATGACGTGGTGGTCGACGGCCCAGGACTCCAGGCCCGGGCCCCATCCCCACACGCCGAGCTCGCCGCGGCTGCCCTGCAGGTCGAAGCCCGCCGTCAGCACCAGCGCACCGACGGGTACGGTGCACAGGTCGTAGCGTTCGGCCCGGCGCTGCAGCGCATGCTCGTCGGTGCGCTCGCCCTGCAGTTCCCAGGTCTCGCCCAGCGTTTCGTTGACGAACCCCTGCATCGGCCCGAAGTCGCCGGCCTCCATCACCAGGCAGGCCTGTTCGAACTCGCGCACGATGTCGGCCCAGGTGCGCTGCGGGCTGTAGGCCGCCCACACGCAGAACGCCACATGGCGCGGTGGCCTGACCGGGCTGCCGGCGGCGTCGCGCCACTGCCGGTCGGGGCCGTAGCGCAGGCCGGTCTTCGCGCACACCCAGGCGCCGGTGGCCCAGACCCGCAGGTAGTCGCCCTGCGCGATGGATTCGCGGCAGTGGGGGCAGACGTGGCGCACCGTCTCCGGCCGGCCACGCTCCCACTTGAAGCCGTGCGCGAGCTTCTTGCCGCCCCACAGCAGCGGATGCTCGACGCCGCAGTGCGGGCATGCGATGCAGTAACGCAGGTCGGCATCGGCCGCCAGGCGACTGCGCTCGATATGGCACAGGCCCTTGATGCGCGGCGTGCTGCCGCCGATGAACTTCGGGTACGGCGCGCCTTCGAGGCGCCCGCGCGCGAGCGTCCCGGGATCGCTCGACTTCTCGACCTGCTGGTCGAAGCCGGACCACTCGTCGAGCATCACGACGGCTACCGTGATGCGCCGGTACGCACGCGCCGCCTTGCCGCCGAGGAAGTGCGCCGCGCTGTCGCGAAACGCCTTGTATTTGATGGTGTCCTCGACACCCTTGCCCTTGCGCCTGGCCGCCGCCACGGCGGGCAGCGTGTCGAACACCGGATCGATCTCGCTCTTGACGAACGAGTCGCGGTCATCGTCCGTCGGCTGCCACAGGGCCTGCTTGCGGCGCCGGTGCGCGACGTTGTACGCGACGAAGGCCACCAGGGTCTTGGTGTAGCCCACGCGCTTGGACTTCTGGACGTCGACGTGTTCGATGTCGTCGTTGCTGAAGGCATCCATCCAGCCGATCTGGAACGGCCAGGCCTCCCACGCGCCCTTCTGGTGGCTGGATTCGCCGGCCAGCCGGAAGTGCTCGGCCGCCCACTCGCTCAGACGCTGTGGCGGCTCCGCGCGCAGGCCGGACAGCCCGGCATCCATGGCCGCGAGGATGGCCTGGCGCGTCTGCGGCGCGAGGCGAAAGCGCACGACCGGCCCGGTCGCGGCCTCGGCGGCCTCGGCGGCCTCGGTCATCCCGCCACCTCATCTTCGATGGCGAGTCCGCCGTCGTCGTCATCGGTCGTGATCGCCTCGAGGTGCTCGGCCACGAGCGTGGCCGTGGCACGAACCCACTCGTTGCGGGCAGAGGCGATCACCTGCAGCACGACGGTGCGCGCCGCTTCGGGCAGGTCCGGGCACGTCTTCTTCAGCGCGCCCTCGAGTTGCTCGAAGCGATCGACCACGGCAGAAGACGCGACACTCAGGACATCGGCGAGCAGGCCCACGGGCGCCCACTCGCCGCGCGCCTGGGCGTTCTTCATCGCCTGCCCGATGCGCTGCTCACGGGCCAGCGCTGCCCGCTCCTGCACGAGATCCAGGCCCCCGGCTTCGCCCATCCGCCCGGCGGCCTGATCGCGCAGGCGCTCGCAGTAGGCCAGCAGCCACGCGCCTGCAGTGGCGCCGCGCGCGATCACCATCTCGCTCATCAGCTGCGACACGCGCGCCTCACTCAGGCCGATCATCGTCGCGAACTCAGCCTGGGAAATCGGCTGGTCCAGGAAGGGCACGACCTTCACTTAACCCCCTTAGGAGACCCCTGCAACAGTCCGCGGTCGGGGTCCGAATTACCCGCGGTGGGAGGAGCTGGGAAGAACCTGCGGCGATCGATCGAACAATGCGCGCACACCTGGACGCCGTCCATACGAGCTTCGCTGCGGCGCATCATCATCGCCCGCTCCCGGCGAGGCGCGCGAGGTTCTCGTCGATCGCTCGCTGGACGTGGCCGGGCAGGCGCTGCGTGGCGACCTTGGTGGCGATGCCTTCGAAGTCCAGGCGCGGGCGGTAGGTGGCACGGCGCACGAAGATGCAGACGGGCGTGATGCTGCGCCCCGTGAACTCGCGCTGGTAGACCCCAGGCTGCACCTGGCCGCCGGGCTTGATGACGAAGAAGCGCCCGCCCGCGCGGCGTTGCGCGGCGATCTGCTTACCCGCCTCGAATCGCATGTTGCGCGTGAAGCCGCCCACGGCCGTGATGCGCAGTTGGCTGAGCACTTGAATGATCTGGCCCTTGTTGACGTTGCCGTAGGCATCCAACCGGGCGCCGTCGCCGGGCACGGCGAACCAGCCAGGGGGCAGGTGTCCGGCCTGCCGCAGCAGCACCTCGAAGCGCTTGAGGTTGCGGCTGCCGCCCTCGACCTGGGGCAGCAGGTACTTGGTGGCCGCAATGCCGCCCTTGTACTCGGCCAGCTCGTCCCGGAAGTAGACCTCGGACTGCAGGCGCTGGGCGGTTGCCGGGCGCACGAAGAGGCTGTTGAGGGTGTAGGGCGTGGGCCGATCGAAGACGCGCGGCAACTCCTGGCGCACGGCTTCGCGCACGTCCTGCGCGGTGCGGGTGAGCGCCGTGGCCATGACCGCGTTCAGGCGCCGCGGGCTGAAGCGCTCGGTGAGGGCCTTCTGCACCTCGGTGAGGCCGTGGACTTCCATCGTGATCTTCATCGCGTGCCCCCCTTCGCGGCCCGGCCAGGCCGACGGCTGCCGAACTCGCGCACCACGCCGTCCGGCCCGGTCTCGCGCGCCCAGAAGGTGCCGCGGCCCTGCTTGCCGCCCAGCACGAGCCGGTCGGCCCACTCCCGCCCCAACACCTGGCGCAGCTCATCGACGATGGCCGCCGTTCCCGGCATCACTTCCCTCAGCGACCCCTTCTTCCCGGTCTCCACCTTCCAACCCCTTTCCTTCCTTCCGTCCAACCGTCCAACCTCGTCCAACTTGCGTGTGCACGTGCAGGCGCCTGCACGCGGGGGCGCGGGGGCGCCCGCACGCCCCCGCGCATGACGCGCGCCTGCGCACGCGAGGAAGGGGTTGGACGAGGTTGGACGTTGGACAGACCCAGCATTCATGCGGGTCTGCGGCCGTCCAACCTTTGGCGCAGGGTGTTGGACGAGGTTGGACGTTGGACGGCTAGAACTCATGAAGCGCCTCGTCTTCATGGCCGCGGCCGTCAGCGCCCGGACCACCGGACGCCTCCTTTCCCGCCGCCGCCTTCTTCGTCGGCCGCCAGTACCGCCATACCCGCGCGCCCTCGCTGTCGCGCCGCTTCTCCCACCCGAGCCGATGCATGACGATGCCCACGCGCGTGGCCATCTGGCGCCCGCCGTCGATGCGGTCCATCGGCACGTTGAGCCCCTTCGTCAGCAGGTCGAAGCTGGTGAAGCTCTGCACTTCACGCACCTCCAGCCCGCTTTCGCCGTAGTTGGCCCGCGAATCCAGCCACAGGGCCAGCCGATCGAACCAGGGGTCGACGATCTCGCGCCGCTCCTGCTGCGGCACGAGGTACTTCTCCTCCTCGGCCCGCGTCGGCCAGCAGCGCCGCTCCTCCGGGTCCTCGCTGGCCAGGCGCACCATCGCCTCGGCGAAGAGCTGGTCGCGCCAGGCGCGCAGCTTCTCGAGGTCGATCTCGTCGTCGCAGGCCACGGGCCAGAAGCGCCGCGCGCCGGTCGGGTCCTTGAAGTACTCCCCCTGGTTCGTGCTGCCGGCCAGCACCCCGCTGCGCGGGCGGTCGACGAAGCGGCGCGCATAGGGCTCGCGCACCCGGTCCACGCGGCTGGTGACGTAGCCCTTGACCGCCGTGGTCTCCGCGCGGTTGAAGCTGTCCAGCTCCGCGACCTCGAACAGCCACTTGCCGGCCAGCGTAAGCAGCGAGTCCGCGGTGCCCAGGCGCACCGGCGTGTCGGCGAACCACTCGCTGCGCACGGCCAGCGTGCGCAGGGCCGTGCTCTTGTGCCGGCCCTGCAGGCCCTCGAGCACGATCATGTAGTCGTGCTGGCACCCGGGCTCCCGGATGCGCCGCACCATGCCCATGACGAACCACGACCCCACCAGCGCCGTGTACTCGCTGTCGTCGGCGCCCAGGCATTCGTTCAGCCAGTGCCGCAGCCGCGGGATGCCGTCCCACGCCGGCAGGCCGTCGAGGTACTGCCGCACCGGGTGGAAGCGGTTGGCGTAGGCCGCCATCGCCACGCCCGCGATCAGCGTGGACTCGCTCTTGATCGTGATGCGCTCCTGCTGCGCGAGCCAGAGCCCGAGGAAGTAGTCGTCGTTGGGCGTCCACTCTCCGACGGGGCTGTCCCACGGCGGCGGCCGCGTCTTGAGCACCTGGTGTGCGAACTCGTCGTACGCCACCAGCCCCTGCAGCTTGGGGTGGTTGACCAGGTGCAGGTAGACGTTCTCCCGGCAGTCCTTCTTGCCGCCCTCGCCCAATAGCTGCCGCCGCCAGTGCCGCGGGCCGCCGGCATCGCCGGCATCGTCGGGCGGTGGCGCGGGCGGCTCCCCACCCTCCCCGGCGGAGCCGGTGGAAGGGGTAGACGCGCCCTCGCGAACTGCCGGGCGGCCACGCCCCTGCGGCGGCGGATCGGGCAGCGCACGCGGTGCGCCAAGGCCTGCCGTGACAGCGCTGTTGAGCGTGGCCGCGATCTCCGACTCTTCCAGCCCGCAGGCGCGCGCCGCGTCGGCCAGCGCGGTGCGGATCGTCACCTCGCTGACGCCGCCGCAATGCACGAGCTGCGCCAGGCCGTAGGCCTCGCTGTTCAGCGCATCGTTGCGGCCGCCCTGCGCCGTCCCGCGCACGCGCTGCACGGCCGATTCCAGCGCGGCCAGGCAGTAGCGCATCGCGTGGGTGGCCGGCGCCACCG